CTTGTGTTTACTTCTCCACCTTATTGGAAAGTTGAAAAATACCAAGGCGAACTATCATCTTTTAAGAAGTACCCAAAGTTTGAAGATTGGTTAGAAAACTTTCTTTTTGCCATGCTGGATAACTGTTTGTCGGTATTGCGCCCAAATGGTCACATGGTCATAAATGTTAGTGATGTATATGCCAACCACACATACAACCGCATAGTTCAGCCAGTTCTTGAATACTTAAAAGATAAAAACCCGTATGTCATGGGTTACAGAATGGCAAAGCGGGTTAACTCTAAATCGCTTTCCAATGGAATATTTTGTGAACCAATGATTGTGGTGAAAAAATGACCAAAAGTGAAGCCCATGCAATCCTTGACAAAATCAGAGATGGAATGTCCGTGGCTGGCGCAACTCAAGCCTTGGAACGGACAGGGGACTTATGTCGACCATTTGGCGAACCACTATGCGTTGATGGCAATGAATCCAGCAACTATCGACCACGCTCGGTATATGTCAAAAGCGCTGAAGTCGGATTTTCCTACTCTCGGTATCTTGATTGTTCAACGACTGAAAGTATTAAATGAGCCTAGTAGTGACATTCACAGTTGACGGAGACCCCGTTCCAAAGGGCAGGCCACGCTTTGCTCGCAGAGGTCAGTTTGTCCAAACCTACACAGATGCCAAGACAATCGACTACGAAACCCATGTAGCAATGCGAGCCAGACACGCAATAGGCGCAACAGAGCCATTAAAAGGCGCTTTAAGCGTGTTTTTATACCTCAGATATACCATACCAGCGTCATACTCAAAAAAACGCAAGGAAGCCTGTTTAGCAGGTCTGGAGTATCCCAAGCGAATAGACATTGACAATGTTTACAAAAGCATTACCGATGCAATGAATGGCATTGTTTATCTTGATGACAGCCAAATAGTCGAAGCGCACATCAAAAAGGTGTATGCCGAAACTGCTGGCGCGAATATCATGGTGCAAGAGTGCGAGTAGAACTAACCAAAGACAACGCCACCGCGCTGATGGCAGGCTTATGGCCAAAAGTAAAAGAGGCACTAGCGTCTGGCAAAGAACTAACGCTAGAGATAAAGGCGGCAAACAAAAGCCGTGACCAAGAGGAAAAGTACCACGCAATGATTGGTGAGATAGCCAAACAAGCCCAACACTTAGGGGCAAAGTGGGATGCTGAATCTTGGAAACGATTGTTAGTAGAAGCCTTTTGCAAAGATATTGGGCTAAAAACAGGCGCAGTTATCCCTAATTTGGCTGGCGATGGTATTGTGCAACTAGGGATGCAAACACGCAAATTTACTAAGGAACAAGCCTCAGAGTTTGTGGAATGGCTAAACGCTTGGGGTGCAGAACACGGGGTGACTTATGAAGTTAATGAATAACCCATACGCCACGCACATAGACTTTTTCCGCTTCAAGGGGTTTTTCAAAAAGAACCCAAACGCCACGCCAAGCAATCTGGACATGATTTTTGAGCGTAAGGGCAAATTCTTGGTGGGAGAGTGGAAGCGCCCCAACGAAAAGATAAGCAAAGGGCAAGAAATCCTATTGAAAAGCCTAGCAAAGCAAGAGAACTTTGTGGTTTTGATAGTCCAAGGCGACACCGATAGAGAGATGGTGGTTAATAAGTTTTGGCGCGTCAAAGATGACAAATGCACCTTACAAGGCGAGTCGGCAGACGACTTAAAAGAGTTTATGAACCAATGGTACGAGTGGGCAGATGAATAATAAACTTTCCGTAAAAGAACGAAAACACCTAGCACAAATCAAAGAAATGAACTGTGGGGTATGTGATGCGGCTGGCCCGAGCGATGCCCACCACATCGTCCAACACGAACAGTATCTATGTATTCCGCTCTGTAAAGACTGCCACCAAGGGGCTTTTAACGGAATTCACGGACAGCAAAGAATATGGAAGGTATACAAGAAAGACGAAATGTCCGTATTAAACGAGACTATTCGGGCTTTGGTAAACTAAACCTTGATAGCCGCAATGAGGGTTAGCGCCTCATCATTCCTTGAATTGTGCAAATACCAAGGAAGTTGAACATCTCTGCTTTATGAGGGCGGCTATCAACTACTTTTTAGGATGAGCCTTAGCCATGCTGGTTTTTTCATGCGCTTTGAGTTCTTTAGCGATAGAGTCAACCTTGCGCTGTTCGGCTTTGAATTCCCGCTCAACAACGTAATGCTTGGGGGTTTCGTGAACTGCTTTTTCGCGGGTTAATTTAAAGTTTGTAGCCATTGAAAAAACTCCTATAATGGTGTCGGCATTGTACAATGTCGATTAACCTTGCAAGGAAATATCATGGGAAAAATGGACTCAAACAAAGGTGTGCCAAGCGTAACAGGCGCTAAAGCACCTAAAGGCGCAACATCTAGCGATAAGTCTGGCGAACGCATGGGCAAAATCGTTGGTGGAGTTGGTATGGGACGTGAAGACAAAACGGCTGGCATGGAAGGCGAGTTTAATACTGGTCGTACTGCTGGCGTTTGCTACACCCATAGCCGCGAAAACTATCGTTAAAAGCGAAACCCCATTAGTCAGTCGGGACTAACGGGGCTTCTAAGCACACTAAAAAGGAGTTAATGTGCCTACTGAGTATTGTAAAGACTGTAAGCATTACCTAGACAACAATTCAATATTGGGTCTGTGTAGACGCTTCCCCACATATCAAAACCGCAGTCCTCAAGAGACTTGCGGTGAGTTCTTCGCAAAAGCAGTTGCCGAAGTTGCCCCCGAACCTACGGGGGATTTTTTGCCTTTGGCATACACAGAAGTTAATAAACTAAAACCCAAGCGCATGGGCAGACCACCAAAGGTCAAGACGGAGGAAGCAGAATGATTGTCAAACCTCTGAAAGACAAAATTATTGTCAAGCCCGAACCACGGGTCAAATCCCTAATCCTAGACACTTCGCTGATGGCAGAGGCAGACTCCATCGGTACAGTTGTTGCCGCTGGTGACGATGCCTTAAACCAAGGACTAAACATTGGAGATACAGTTCTTTTTGGCACTTTGGGTAAAGAATACAAAGACGAATACTTAAAGTTTGAGGAACTTAACTTAAATGGTGAGCGTCACTTAAAAATGTCATGGCAAGATATTGCCGCAGTATTGGAGGAAATATGATTGAAGAAAAATATCACGCACAACTTGCAATGCAACACAATACAGGATACGGATTAGTAGGCGGCATTGACCATAACCCTACGGTTGAGGAAAACATTGAACAAAAGATTCGTTACCACGAGTCTGAATTGGTGCGATTAAAACAATCACGCGAAGACCTTGCACCTTTGTTGAAAATGAGAATTCGTGACATTCGTCAAGCGATGGAGTATTAAATTATGACTAAAGACCTAATAAATTTAAGAATTCAAGACCTAATCAACAAAGGTAAGGAACTTGAACAACAACTACACCAGATAAATGGTGCTTTGCAACAATGCCAATGGACATTGGCTGAACTGGAGAAATCTGATGCTGAAGAAATCGACAAGCCCTAAAGCGTTTAAAGAAAACATCAAGACGGAAATAAAGGCTGGTAAACCAGTCAAGCAAGCCGTTGCGATAGCGTATTCAGAAAAGCGTGAGGCTCAAAAAGCCAAGGCAAAGAAGTGAAAATAACTCAAAAACTAGTCACAGAACTAATCCCTTATGTAAAAAACAGCCGCACCCACTCTGACGAACAAGTAGCGCAGATTGCGGCAAGCATTAAGGAATTTGGCTGGACTAACCCAATACTGATAGATGGGGCTAACGGCATCATTGCAGGGCATGGCAGGCTAATGGCCGCCCGTAAGTTAGGGCATAAGGAAGTTCCCACCATAGAACTGAAAGACCTAACCGAAACCCAAAAGAAGGCATACATTATTGCCGACAACCGCCTGGCGCTAAATGCGGGGTGGGACAACGAGATGCTGACCATAGAGTTAAACGACCTATTGGCAGACGGCTTTGCCTTGGACATATTAGGCTTTGACCCAAAAGAGATAGCCGCCTTGCTAGAGCCAGAGGTGGTGGAAGGGCTGACCGATGAAGATGCCGTTCCTGAAGCGCCAGAAGAACCCAAGACCAAACTTGGTGACATTTACCAGTTGGGCAACCATCGGCTAATGTGTGGTGACAGCACCAGCATTGACGCTGTGGATAAATTGATGGATGGGCAAAAAGCCGATATGGTGTTCACAGACCCGCCTTATGGTGTTAGTTATACAGGCGGTGCAAAGAAATGGGATGGAATCAAAAATGATTCTTTGCAAAACGAAAACTTAGTTGATTTTCTTAATTCTGTTTTTAATTGTGCAGTTATAAGCACAAAAGATAGTGCGCCATGGTATGTTTGGCACGCATCAAATACAAGTGCAGACTTTTACCAAGCACTTCAGCAAGTTGGTAAAAAACCATCGGCACAAATAATTTGGGTAAAAAACATTATGGCTGGTGGTTTTGGTGACTATCGTGGAAAGCATGAACCATGCATTTATTGTTCTGGTGGTAAAAATGCTTGGCATGGTGGCAGAGACCAACACACAATATGGAATGTTGATAGAGAAAGAAATTACCAACACCCAACCCAAAAGCCTGTTGCATTGGCTGAAAAGGCTTTAGGTAACTCTAGTAAAAGCGGAGATATGGTTATTGATTTATTTGGTGGGTCAGGTAGCACATTGATTGCTTGTGAGAAAACAAACCGCCACGCCAGGCTAATGGAACTAGACCCCAAGTATTGCGATGTAATAGTAAAGCGGTGGGAAGACTTTACAGGCAAGAAAGCCGTATTGTTGACAGAAGTAACCGAAACTGCTTAAATAATAACGAGTTCCCCTTTATAAAAGATGCCAGTAATTCCACAAGAGGCTCACAAGCCAACCGATGAAACCCGCAAGATGGTTGAAAGCACCAGCGGGTTAGGCTTGCCCCACGAGCAAATAGCCATATTGGTGGGCATAGACGATAAAACTTTGCGGAAGTATTACCGCACCGAACTGGACACGGGTAAGGCTAAAGCCAACGGGCAGATAGCCAAGACGCTGTTTAGCAAAGCCGTGGCGGGAGATACGACTAGCCTTATTTGGTGGACAAAAAGCCAAATGCGCTGGTCTGAAACTGTTAAGCAAGAAGTTACGGGTGCAGATGGTGAGCCACTAACAGGGATTACTGTTTCCTTTGTGAAACCGAATGAGTGACACCAACGCACAGTTTCCCGTCAAGATGGCGAGCCTGTTTGATAAGGCGCGTTACAAAATCTACTACGGAGGCAGGGGCGCAGGCAAGTCGCACAGCGTAGCCAAGGCGTTACTTATATTGGCGGCAAAAAGCCCCGTTCGCGTTCTTTGCGCTCGTGAGTATCAAACTTCAATCAAAGATTCTGTCCACAAGTTACTGTGCGACCAAATAGAGTTGCTGAATATGCACTCCATTTATGAGGTAACTCAAAACAGCATACGGGGCAGAAATGGCTCGGAGTTCGCCTTTGTAGGGCTGAAGAACAATGTCGCTAATGTAAAAAGTTATGAGGGAATAGATATCTGTTGGGTGGAGGAAGCCCAAACTGTAAGCCGTATGTCTTGGAATACGCTAATCCCTACTATCCGTAAAGAGCAGTCTGAAATATGGGTCACATTCAACCCAGAACTGGAAACGGATGAAACCTACCAGCGTTTTGTTGTAAAACCACCAGAACATGCCGTAGTGCAAAAAATTAACTGGTCTGATAACCCGTGGTTTCCTGAGACGCTAGCACTAGAGAAGGATGCGCTCAAAAGCCGTGACCCGTCAGCCTACCAAACAGTCTGGGAAGGCTTGTGCCGCCTGACAGTAGATGGCGCTATTTTCGCTAATGAGATGCAAGTAGCAGAATTAGATGGGCGCATAACCAAAGTCCCCTACGACCCGACAAAACCAGTTCATGCCATCTTTGACCTTGGGTGGGCAGACTCTACGGCCATCTGGTTCTTGCAGTTTGTAGGCATGGAAACACGGCTTATTCGTTATCACGAAGATAGCCAAAAGACTATTAGCCATTACCTAGCGCTGATGCAGACCTACGGGTATATGTATGACACGCTCTGGTTGCCGCATGACGCACAGAATAAAACCTTGGCAAGCAACGGCAAGTCCATCGAGGAAATTGTCAGGGCGGCAGGCTACAAGACACGGATTATTGAGAGAACACCTATTGCGGATTCTATAAATGCGGCACGAACTATATTCAGAAATTGTTGGTTTGATAGAGAAAATTGTTACGATGGTCTACAATGTTTGCGTCACTATCGCTTTGAGGTAGACCCTGAGACGGGTCAATTTAGCCGAAATCCTTTGCACGACCAGTACAGTCATGGCGCAGATGCCTTTCGGTACATCGGGCTAATGATTAACGAGCCAAAGCCTAGACGCAGAGTGCAAAATCAACATTACGGGCAACCTTTAGGTTGGATGGGATAAATATGGATGACTTTGACCCAGTAATTACCGAGGCGATACAGTTCCTCAAGTTCTGCAATGACGCAGACACTATGAACCGCCAAGAGGCGTTAGAAGACCTAAAGTTTGTATCTGGCGACCAATGGCCAGTCGAGTTACAGAACTCACGTAACCTCGAATCACGCCCAGTTCTGACTATTAACAAACTAGATGGCTATTGCCGTCAGGTTGCCAACCAACAGCGCCAGCAACGCCCACGTATCAAAGTTCACGCTACCAATACGCACGAACAGATGGTGGAAGCCCAAGACATTCAAGGCATCATTCGCCACATTGAGGTTAATTCCAACGCAGACCACGCCTATGACAACGCCTTTGACTATGCTGTTCGCATGGGTTGGGGCTTTATGCGTGTTCGCACAGACTACGTAAGCGAAGATTCGTTTGACCAAGAAATCTACATCGACCCTGTGGATAACCCGTTCACAGTCTATTTTGACCCTAACTCTGTACTGCCAGACGGCTCAGACGCTGAGAAATGCTTAATCACCACAATGATGAGCAAAGAGGTGTTTCGCTCGCTCTATCCATCAAATGATGACGGCACATCGTTTACCCAACGTGGTACGGGTGACAGCCAGTCGGAGTGGATTACTAAAGAGGATATTCGCCTAGCCGAGTATTACTACACAGTACGCGAAAAGGCAAAACTCTATCTTTTGAGCGATGGTTCGGCTACTTTTGCTGATGACAAAGACTTTTTTAACCGCCTACAAATGGCTGGCATTACAGTCATTGACACCCGTGAGTCTTTCAAAAAGACCATTAAATATAAGAAATTGACCGCCATCGAGGTAATTGAGGAACGCGATTGGCCAAGCCGTTACATTCCCATCGTGCCTGTGTATGGTCGCCACGTTGTGATTGGTGACAAGCGTAAGAAGTTTGGTATGGTGCGCTACGCCAAAGACAGCCAGAGAATGTATAACTTCTGGCAAACCTCTATCACCGAATCCATCGCTCTTGCACCGAAAGCCAAGTGGGTTATGGCAGAGGGTCAAGACGAGGGACACGAAAACGACTGGGCGCAAGCCAACATCAAGTCATTCCCTCTGTTGCGCTACAAGCAGACAGACATTGAGGGCAGAACAGCGCCACCTCCACAACGCCTGCAACCAGAGCCACCGCCCCAAGGCACGATGATGGCGGCTGGTATGGTGTCTGATGACATAAAAGCCATTATGGGTATCTTTGACCCTGCCCAACTAGGTCAAGGCAACATCTCAGGCAAGGCGCTAAATGGTCAGCAACAGCAAGTTGACCTAACCAACTACGACTATTACGACAACCTGACCCGTTCAATCTCCCATGTGGGCAAGATTATTTTGGACTTAATCCCCAAAATCTACGACACAGCGCGTGTTTTGCGAATCATTGGGGAAGATGGCAAGCCAGATATGCTCAACATCAACCAACGCGATGCCGTGGGCAACATCTTGAACGACACATCCATCGGTCAATACGATGTGGTGATGGAGACAGGGCCAGGCTACAACAGCAAGCGCCAAGAAGCCGTAGATGCCATGATGCCTCTACTGTCTAAGCCAGAACTGTTCAATGTTGCTGGTGACTTGGTGTTCCGTAACATGGACTTCCCAGGCGCTGACGTAATCGCTGACCGCTTGGCGGCTATGAACCCAATGAGCCAGATTGACGAGAAATCTGACATTCCTCCTCAAGTTCAGATGCAAATCATGGCGGCTAAGAAGCAAGTCGCTGATATGCAACAGCAAATGGAAGCCATGCAGATTCTCATTAAACAGCGTCAAGACATTGAGCAAGTTAAGCAAGACGCTGAGACTAAGCGTGAATTGCTACGTCAAACTGGCAAGGCGCACAACACCGAGACAATGGCAGAAGTTAAGGTCAACGACCAGAATACTCGCGCTATTACCTCACAGAACAAGATTGAGATTGAAGCGATTACGGACTTGCTGTTGCACCACATGGACACAGCCCGTCTTAACGCTGAGATTGACAAGCGAAACATGGAACAAGATAGGGCTATGCAATTCGCGGCTCAAGATATTGCCGACCAAGGCAATCCTTTGACACAGCAACAATAAAGTGGTAAATTTGCCATCAAACCTTACCAGTTAGGTTAACTGGGTAAATCCGTAGGGACACGTAATGTCTGACAAAGAAGCAAGTCAAGTTTTGACTAGCGAAAACTCGGCAGAGTTTTATGCAAATAGATTAGGTTTAGCCGACCAACCCGAAGTTGAGGCCGCACCAGCGGAGCCGACAGAGGCAGAGGAACGGAGTGAACCAGAAATCGAAGAAAAAGAGCAAGAGGAAAAGCCTAAAGCGAATCCGAAACTCGAAAGACGTTTTTCTGAGATAACCAAGCAACGTGAAGAAGCGCGTAAAGAAGCGCAACAAGAGCGTCAAGCAAGGGAAGCCTTAGAAGCCCGTTTAGCGGCACTTGAGAGACAGCCAGCGCAACAAGCGCCTAAAGTCGATGAAGAGCCACAACCTAGCCAATTCAACGATGCGTTTGAATATGCGAAGGCTCTAGCAGAGTACACAGCAGACAAGCGAATCGGTGAAATGAAACGGCAAGAAGCCGAGGCAAAGCAAGAACAAGAACGCCAAAAAGTCATAGAGACTTGGGCAAGTAAGGTACAAGCCGCCAAAGCATCATTGCCAGACTTTGATGACATAGTAGCGTCTAGTGATGTGGTCGTAAATGATGACATTCGAGATGCGATTCTTGAGAGCGATGTGGGGCCACAAATCCTCTACCATCTGGCTGAGAATGACGATGTAGCAAAGCGCATTGCAGGGTTGTCTGCTAAACAAGCGTTAAGAGAGATAGGTAAGTTAGAGGCAAGGTTCGAGGCAAAGGAAACAGCGCCAGAAGCCAAACCGATTGTTCGTAGTAAAGCACCAGCGCCAATCCAACCGCTAAGAGGGTCTAGTCCTGCTGATGTACCGCTATCCACCAATGGTGAGTGGCATGGAACATTTCAAGCATGGAAAGAGGCTCGCAAAGCAGGGAAGATTCGCTAAACCTAATCTTTTTTAAACTTTTAAGGAAATGAAATGGCTAATAATTTATTGACCATCTCCAAGATTACCAACGAAGCGTTGATGGTCTTGGAAAACGAGTTGACCTTCACTTCAGAAGTAGACCGCAACTATGACGACCAATTTGCCGTAGTTGGCGCAAAGATTGGTAACACAGTTAACGTTCGCAAGCCTGGCCGTTTTATCGGTACAACTGGCCCCGCGTTGAACGTTGAAGACTTTAACGAGACTTCAGTCCCCGTTACCTTGGCTACACAATTCCACGTTGACACACAGTTCACTACACAAGACTTGGCTTTGAGCCTTGATATGTTTAGCGACCGCGTGTTGAAGCCTGCTGTTGCCGCTATCGCCAACAAGATTGACCGCGATGGTTTGGCTATGGCTACTTTGCAGACCGCCAACATCGTTGGTACTGCTGGTACACCACCCACAGGTTTGATTACCTATTTGACCGCTGGCGCGTACCTCGATTCTGAAGGCGCACCACGTGATGGTCGTCGTTCATGTATCGTTGAACCCTTCACATCTGCAACTATCGTTGACAGTTTGAAAGGTTTGTTCGTACCACAAGAAGCGATTAGCGAGCAATACCGCAAGGGCTTGATGGGTCGTGACTCTGGTGGCATGAACTGGAAACTTGACCAAAACGTTGTTGCTCAGACCTTCGGTTCTAACAGCACAACTACTGTGACTGCTTCTGTTGCTACTACTACTGCTACTGGCTTCTTGACCTCTGGTTGGGCATCCTCTAGCACTATTACTGTGACTGCCGCTAACACAGGTACTTTGAACCTCAACGCTGGTGACACTTTCACCATCGCTGGTGTGTACGCCGTCAACCCACAGAACCGCCAAGCCTACGGCTCAAACAAGTTGCGTAACTTCGTTGTTAAGCAATCTGTTGCCATCGCTTCTGGTTCTTCTGCCTCTGTGATTGTGTCTCCCGCTGTGATTACTTCGGGTCAGTTCCAGAACGTGTCTATCCCGACTACTTCTGCTTCTGCCGCTGTGACTCAGTTCAACAGCACAGGCGTGGTTTCTCCACAAAACATCATCATGCACCGCAATGCCTTTACGTTGGCCGTGGCCGATTTAGAGTTGCCAGAAGGTGTCCATTTTGCTGGTCGTGCTTCCGACAAGGAAATCGGTCTGTCAATGCGTGTTGTGCGTCAGTACACCATCAACAACGACTCAATCCCAACCCGTTTGGATGTGTTGTATGGATGGGCGCCTCTGTACCCAGAACTCGCTTGCCGTGTTGCCGCTTAATCATTAACTCTTTTTTAAGGAAACCTAATCATGGCAAATCCAGGCCCAGCAACCACAGTCAGCAATCACCCACAAAACTTGGCATCAAACCAAGCCTTGCGTCTGATTGCTTCCGCTCAATCCGTAAACCTCTCTGTTGCTGGTGATACAGCATCGGTAGTTTTGGATGTAAGCAAATTTGTGCCAACCAGCGTTGTCATCACTAACGGCTTGAACTCTAGCGGTGCTACCACCACTATTGCAACCGCTACTGTTGGCGTGTACACAGGCCCCGCACAAACAGGTTCGACCATTTTGACCACCGCGGCTTTAACTAGCAACACGGGTGGCCCTTATGTGACAATCTCTGCCGCTACCAACCTAAACACAGCAATCTCTAACCCAACTAACATTTATGTGAATGTGGGTACAACTATTGCCGCAACTTGCGATGTGTTTGTTTACGGCTACGACCTCACATTCTTACCCTAATCTGTGAGTAAATAAAGGAAGAAGCCACTCTCAAAAGGGGTGGCTTTTTTCGCTTTTACGATACAATCAATTCATTCTGCAAAGGAATTCTCATGTCATCTACGACTGTTACCCGTGGCAACGTCCGCGAAACCTTCTACATCGGCCCCACACTCGCACCAGCCGCAGTAGCCGCTTATACCTCTGCTGTACAGACATTTAGTGTCCCTGGCTTGTTGACCACCGATTTAGTGCAAACTATTGGTGCTACTGGAGTTCAAACCGCAGGCATTTTGCCAGGCGAGTCTGACTGTTACACCAATGGCGTGTTGTCAATCCAGTTTCTGAATGTGACTAACGCTAGTGCCACACCAGCACAAGGCGTGTACGCTATTTCAGTTACTCGCGTTGAAGGCCCATTACCCGCTAATGCGGCTTAAATCATGGCAGGCTCATCTGTTTTACGAACTGCTGGTCAAACAGTAGCGTTATCGGTCACTTCTACGGCTCACTCCGCAGTTTTGGTCAATGACTCTACTAATGACCAAGTGAACTACACCGCTTTTCTCAATACGGGTGCAAGCCCTATTGCGGTGAGGTGGGGGCCAACCGACCCAGGCGCGCCCGTGTTCCCTGTTGATGGCACTAATGGAGACTTTGTTTTGCCTGCTGGCATGACACAGCCTTTAATTGTTGCTACTTCAGTATCACCATACTACATAACAGCAAAATCCAATTCTGGTACTGCTGGCATCTTGTATGTAACACCCTCTGTTTATCAAAGTTAAAGGGGCGTTATGGCGAACCCTGCCCAGACTGTTGACCAAAATCTTCTTCCCGTTCAAGCGTATTTTGCACTTGACGGAACTTTTCAGACATTCATAGGGCAGGGTCAGCCTTTTACTGCAACCATCAGTCCATATCAATCTGGTCTGATAATCACCAATAGCACGATAGATTCTTCTACTATCGGTGCGACTACTCCTTCAACGGGAGTTTTTACCAACATCACTACAAACACAGGCACGATATACACAACGCCTGCTAGTGACACGGACATAGCAAACAAGGCTTATGTTGACGCTACAACCCAAGGTTTAGCGTTTAAAGCGCCTGCAAACTACACAACAACTGGAAACATCACGCTTTCTGGTTTAGGCACTCAGGGTGGTGGCGATTGGCCAGTCGCTTTGACTGCTGGTATGAGGGTTTTGGCTAAAAACCAAACTGCAACTGCTGATAACGGCATTTATGTGGCGGCTTCTGGCGCTTGGGCGCGGTCTGCCGATGCAAACACATGGAACGAAATCGTTGCCGCTTACCTATTTATCACTTCGGGTACTGTTTGGGCTGGCTCATCGTGGGTCGACACAAACGAACAAGGTGGAACACTCGGAACTACACCGATTACCTTTGTTCAGTTCTCGAATAACGCAACATATACCGCTGGAACGGGTTTAACCCTTGCTGGCTACCAGTTCAGCATCACTCCCGTGGGTACTGCGGGAACTTATGGTTCGGCTACACAAACACCAGTTTTCGTTACTAACGCAAGCGGTCAAGTAACTAGCGTCACAAACACAACAATAACGCCAGCAGTCGGCTCAATTACTGGTTTGGGTACTGGTGTGGCCACATGGCTTGCAACGCCCTCTAGCGCCAATTTAGCGTCTGCTGTAACTGACGAAACTGGTAGCGGTTCATTGGTGTTTGCGACAAACCCAACCTTGGTTACGCCTATTTTGGGAACGCCACAATCTGGCAATTTCTCATCAGGCACATTTACTTGGCCAACTTTTAACCAAAACACCACGGGCAATGCGGCTACGGCTACATCGGCTACAAGCGCCACAACTTCGACTAATCTGGCAGGCGGTGCGGCAGGCTCATTGCCTTATCAAAGCGCAACGGCAACAACTGCAATGCTTGCGGCTGGCTCAAATGGGCAAGTTCTGACGCTTTCTGCTGGTATACCTTCATGGGCAACACCCACAACGGGAACAGTCACTTCGGTAAGTTTTACTGGTGGATTGATTTCTGTTGCTAATGCAAGCACGACTCCTGCGCTAACAGTAGCAGGCACTTCGGGTGGTGTTGTTTACTTCTCTAGCGCATCTACATGGGCATCTTCTGCTGTTTTAGCGGCTAATGCTTTGATGGTGGGCGGTGGCGCTGGTACTGCACCATCAACTATTACAACTGGAACTGGTGTTGTAACTGCCTTGGGCGTAGCGGTTGGTTCTGCTGGCGCTTTTGTAGTAAATGGCGGTGCTTTGGGTACTCCATCATCGGGAACGCTGACAAATGCAACTGGCTTGCCTTTGACAACTGGCGTGACTGGAATACTTCCTACCGCAAACGGGGGTACAAATGGAACGGCTACTCCTACTGCTGGTGGCATTGCCTATGGTAGCGGTACTGCTTACGCATTTACTGCTGTTGGGTCATCAGGTCAGGTTCTAACCTCTAACGGCTCTGGCACACCTACTTGGGCAACGCCAGCATCGTCAATCACGCTAAGTGACGATACAACTACCAACGCTACACGCTATCCATTGTTTGCTAACGCAACAAGCGGAACAGTAAGCACAGAATATGTTTCCTCTACTAAGTATCAGTTTAACCCTTCAACGGGCGTTCTGACCTCCACATCGTTTAGCGGTGCGGGTACGGGTCTAACTGGTACGGCTTCTAGCCTGTCTATTGGTGGCAATGCGGCAACCGCCACAAGTGCCACCACAGCGACTAACTTAGCGGGTGGGGCTAACGGCTCTGTGCCTTACCAAACTGGCTCTGGTGCTACAACATTCTTGGCGGCTGGCACTAACGGCTATGTAATGACTTTATCGGGTGGTGTGCCTACATGGGCGGCCGCGGCATCTTCTGGCATCACGATTTCAGACGATACGACCACTAACGCAACCCGCTATCTAACATTCACAAGCGCCACATCTGGTTCGATTACATCTGAGAATGTCAGTTCTACCAAACTGAAATACAACCCAAGCACAGGCGAACTAACCGCGCCAGTTCAAATCGCATCTAACGGCATAAACATTAACTCCACTACTGTTAGCGCAAGTTACACGATTGCTAGTGGTAACAATGGATTCTCGGTAGGCCCGATAACTGTGGCAAGCGGAATTGCTGTAACTATTTCTAGCGGTCAACGCTGGTTGGTACTATAAGGAAGAACAATGCCATACGGAACAGTAAATGCAGACTTGATGACCACTTCAGACGGAGTAAGTTCGTCTGGTTTGTATGGGTTTAAGAACCGCATCATCAATGGTGCGCAAATAATTAATCAAAGAAATGCAACAGTAACAACAGCATCAACTTTTGTAACAGACCGTTGGCAAGTAGATAACCTAACCACATCTGGTGCTGTTTCGTTTGCTCAAAATTCAACTGCTCCTGCGGGTTTTACAAACTCATTAAAAATTACTGTAACTACAGCGGATGCGGCTGTTGCTTCTTCAGACCTTGTGGAATTTAGACAATGGATTGAAGGATACAACACGGCTGACTTTAATTTTGGTAGCGCAAGTTCTGGAACATTTACTATTTCATTTTGGGTAAATTCTAGTGTTACAGGAACTTATGGAGTTTCATTTAGAAATTCTGCATCCGATAGAGTTTATGTTTCAACATACACCATAAATGCTTCAAACACTTGGGAACAAAAAACCATTACTGTTGCTGGTGATACATCTGGTACTTGGTTAACAGACAATGGTCGTGGTTTAGGTATTGCATTTTGCGTAATGGGTGGCTCTGCTGTTCAAGGTACTGCGGGTTCATGGGGTTCTACAAACAACAGAACTACTAGCGCACAGGCCAACTTACTTGCAACTATAAACAACACCTTCTACATCACAGGCGTACAACTAGAAAAAGGCAGTACCGCAACATCGTTTGATTACAGACCTTATGGTACTGAGTTGCAGTTATGTCAGAGGTACTATGAAAAGAGTTACAACATAGATGTTGTTCCTGCAACATCAACAGCATTAGGCGTATTATCTTTATCACAATTTACCAATGAATTAGTTGGATTTAAATTTGTTACTACAAAAAGAAGTCAGCCTACTGTAACTTTATATGCAACTGGTGGAAACATAAATCAGTTAGATGGAAATACAAATACGGCAACAGCGCAATATATTGGAACAAGTGCTGTTGGATATATATCCAGAACTGCCGCATCAGGAAGTTATTATTTTGGGCATTTCACAGCATCTGCGGAGTTATAAATGTATAAATTGTTAAAAGATAAAGATGGAGTTGTTAGGTCTGTGTTTAAGGTTGAATTTGGTGTCATCCCATTTGACCCCGCTAACACCGACTACCAAGCCTATTTAGCGTGGGTTGCTGAAGGCAATCAACCAGAACCCGCAGAGGAACAATAATGGCGGCACTAATCCCATCAGCAAGCGCAACAGGGTCAGGAACAATGACCTTGGCTGGCCCTTCTACAAACTCTAATCAGACTATCACGATTCCAGACGCTACGGGAACAATGATGGTTAGTGGCAATATGCCAGCGTTTAGTGCTTACAAAAGTGGTTCTCAATCTATTACAAGTGCAACATTTACAAAAATAACATTTGACACGGAAGAATTTGATACAAATAATAATTTTGCATCTAACAGATTTACCCCAACTGTGGCTGGTTATTATCAAATAAGTGGTGCTTTTTCTAGCGAAGATAGCACTGGTGGAATTACAAGACTAATATGTACCATATATAAAAATGGAAGTGAATTTAAAAGAGGAAATGATTTAACAACAGGTGCTGGATTGGGATATATGCCAATAGTAACTTCTTTAATTTATTTTAATGGCACAACAGATTACGTTGAACTTTATGCTTATTTAACTGGTATAGGGCCAGCAATTCGAGGAAATCAACAACAAACTTGGTTTCAAGGTGCATTAGTGAGGTCTGCATAATGTACGAAAAAATCATAAACATTTACCCTGAGTTAGCAAATTTTGATTTTGCTAGTGGTGTTATAACACTTCAAAACGATGGTGATGGCGATTACATAGCCAAGTGGGAACATCCCACCTATACCAAGCCCACAGACGCACAACTAGCGGAGATTAACTAATGGCACTCGTTTTGGATGGCAGTTTAGGGGTCACATTCCCAGTAACAGCGGGTAGTGCTTCTGCGGTGCAAGCATCTTCTGGTAGGGTGTTGCAAGTGGTAAATGCGGGTTCTAATGGAACTAGCACTACATCTACTTCTTTTGTTGATACAGGATTAACTGCAAGCATTACTCCATCAAGTTCATCTAGCAAGGTGTTTGTAATGGTTAATGGTGTTTCTAGAGCAACAAATGCAAGAGCGGGTTTTGCAATAGTTAGAAATTCAACTCAGTTAGTTGGATTAACAGAAGTCAATGGAACAAATGCACAAATTCCTTACTATTTTAGTTATTTAGATTCTCCAACAACCACATCTTCTGTGACTTATAAATTACAAATCGCATCAAATACTTCTGGGCAAACTGTAAATAATAGTGATGCTGGAACTGTGTCTTCTGGCAATATAAATTACATCACACTTATGGAGATTGCGGCATGAACAAACATCAAGCAATTTACGCAACGCATAGCAATGTCGTTACTATCCGTGGTGACGATGCTTTTGACGCTAACGGCAACCCCGTCACTTATGACGAAACAGCAGTCCAAGCCTACATTGATGCTCATGCCTACATAGCAAAACGCCAACAAGCCTATCCAAGCATTGCAGAGCAGTTAGATTTAATCTATCACCAAGGGCTAGACGCTTGGAAATCGGCTATACAAGCAGTAAAGGAAGCAAATCCAAAATGATTACCCACAAATGGAAAATACACGACATTGACGCTACTGACGGACTGATTACAGAGGTCAAGTACAGCGTTTTAGCCAAGGAACTAGACACCACAGTAGAGACTGAGGGCTATTGGCGCTTTGGTGACCCAGTTTTGCGTAAGCCTTTGCTAGAAGTCAAAGAAGAAGATGTAATCGCTTGGGTTAAGGCTGACTCTATGCGAGAAGGCGTAAATATCATAGAATCACGCTTAGAGGAACAACTTGCTAATCTTGCCAAAGACAAGGTTAAATTGCCATGGGTTCCCCAAGTTTTTACAATAAATCTTGGATAAACCATGACTGTTCCATACGACATTATTAGCAGAGCGTTAAAAGACATAGGCGCACTAGAGGCGGGTGAGACACCCACTTCGGATGCCGCCACAGACGCTTTTGATATGCTAAATGACCTTATAGACCAATGGTCTAACGAGGACATGATGGTTTTCAACGTGACTGAAATCATCTTTCCCGTGATAGCGGGTCAGACCCAGTACACGATTGGCCCCGTAGCCTCTACCGCTAACTTCATTGGCGCATCGTTCACAGGCTCAATTACTGGCGATGTGCTTACTGTTACCGCTATTGGCTCTGGCGCTGTGGCACAAGGGCAAACCCTAAGTGGTTCTGGCATCACCTCTGGAACGAAGATTGTGGACTTTCTAACGGGCGCTGGCGGTAACGTCAATGAGGTTGGAACATACAAACTCAACATTAGCCAGACAGTAGCCTCCACCACGATTACTGCTTACTACGAAAAGCCATTGCAGATTAACTCGGCTTTTGTGCGTATTAACACCACCTCTAATGGTCAGCCTATCCTTAACGGGGGGTTGGACTATCCCATTTCTGTGCTTGCCTTGCAAGATTACGAGATGATTGGTTTAAAAACGCTAAACGGCCCGTGGCCAAAGGCGATTTACTACAACCCAGGCGCTGATACGGGTAACCTCTTTGTGTGGCCAAACCCCTCTCAGGGCGAAATGCACTTGTTTGCCAACACCATTTTTAGCCGTTACAACACTTTGTACGACTCTATTGTGTTGCCACAAGGCTACTCAATGGCTCTTAGATGGTGTTTAGCCGAGCGTTTAATGCCTATGTATGGCAAAGCCTCACCAGTTCAGATTCAAATGATTAACGCTTATGCGGCACAAGCCAAAGCGACTATCAAACGTAACAATATGAGTCCGCTACAAGTGGCAAGATATCCAGATGCTTTGATGAACACAAGAGCCAAAGACGCAGGCTGGATTCTTACGGGCGGATTCGTATGATGATTGAAGATAAAGCAGAAAAGAAACGTGCTTATGCGCGTGAATATGCTCGCAAACGCAGAGCAGAAGACCCTGCTTTTTTAGAAAAATGTCGTATTGCTGGTAGGAAAGCAAGATTAAAAAGAATAGATAAGGCTCGTCTAGAAGTTATTGAATGGCGTAAAAATAATCCAGAAAAAGCCAAGGCATACAGAGCCAAATACAACAAAGAAAATCGTCAATATTTGACAGAGTTATCTTGTAAATACAATAAAGAACGCAGAAAAACTGACCCTACATATGCTTTAATGCGTAGAGAAAGAGTGCGCGTTTATGATGCTTTAAAAGGTATACGCAAATCTGCAAAAACAGAAACATTACTAGGTTGCTCATACGAGTTCTTTAGACATTACATTGAAGGTTTGTTTACTGAAGGAATGGGCTGGCATAACATGGGTGAATGGCATATAGACCACATTAAACCTTTGGCTTCTTTTGATTTAACAAAGAAAGAAGAACAGCACATTGCTTTTAATTACAAAAATCAGCAACCTTTATGGGCAAAAGACAATTTAGCCAAAGGCGCAAAATATATTGAGGTGGCGCATGGCTGATTTTGGTTTTGTCGGGCCTTCATATCCTGCGGCATCTGTATATGTCGACAGCAACGAGTGCATTAACTTCCTTCCCGAAGTTGACCCACTTAAACAGCCTGGCGACCGAGGCGTGGTGGCGCTTTATCCAACGCCTGGTCTAACAATTAAAGCCATTCTTCCTAATCAGCAAGAGGTTCGTGGGCTTAGAACGCTTTCTGGTGGAACGCAAATGTTGGCTGTGTGTGGCGCGTATGTATATGTGCTTAACAGCCTTTTGACCCCTACGATGATTGGGCAGTTAAACACTACAACTGGTCGTGTCACTATTTCTGACAACGGCATCAACGCTTATATCGTAGACGGAACATATAGGTACACATGGCGTATTGCTACTGTAACTGCCGCTGTGTTTACAGGCTCTACTTCTGGAACGACTTTGACTGTTACTTCGGTTAAATCTGGCACTATTGCTGTTGGTCAAAACCTATTTGCTGTTGGCGCGTTACAAGAGACAGTTATAACGGCTCTTGGGACTGGAACAGGTGGAACTGGTACATACACCATTGGTCTATCCCAATCCATCGCTTCTAGCCAGATGTACACATCGAGTCCAGGCGCGGTGGTGACTGCCGCTATAACTGGCACAACCCTAACTGTTGCTTCAGTAACTAGCGGTACTTTGTATGTTGGTCAGACCATCCAAGGCGCTGGCATTACTACTCAGACCATCATTACAGCACTCGGAACGGGTAGCGGTGGTGCTGGTACTTACACAGTAAATAACTCACAGACAATCGCATCTATCACGATGTACGCCCTAAATTGGACTGTATTGCCGTCAAGCGATGGCGCTTTCACAGGGGGCGAGACTTGTGACATTGTTGACAATTACTTTGTATATAACCGCCCTGCATCTCAGCAATGGGGTGCATCTGGCGTTTTATCCCCTATTTCTGGCTCTACTTCATTTTCTAGCAAAGATGGTTCGCCAGATAACTTAGTGGCACTTATTGTCGACCACCGAGAAGTTTACCTAATGGGTGAGAACTCATCGGAGGTGTGGACAGATGTGGGCGCTGTGCCTTTCCCTTTCCAGCGGATACCAGGCACTAACACCCAACACGGCATTGCGGCTAAATTCTCCGTAGCCCGTTTTGGTGACTCATTCTGTTATGTTTCCCGTAACAACCGAGGTCAAGCGCAGATTATGCAGATGAAGGGCTATGTGCCTACTCGCATATCTAACCATGCGGTTGAAAACTCCATCACCAATCAATATGTGGACAACGCTATTGCTTGGACTTACCAGTTAGAGGGTCACGAATGTTATGTCGTGTCTTTCCCTAGTTTAGAGTTAACTTGGGCGTATGACTTAGCCTCTGGAATGTGGCACAAGTGGCTATATACCGAGAATGACGGCACATATACCCGTCACAGAGGTAATTGCTGTGCTGTGTTCCAAGGTCTAGTTTTAGTGGGTGACTACGAAGACGGCTCTATTTACGAAATAGACAAAAACAACTACACCGACAATGGGCAAAATACACGTAGGTTAAGACGCGCCCCGCACCTAGTTGCTGACCTACAACGGCAGTATTTTGACGAACTACAAATCCAGTTCCAGCCTGGCGTTGGTTTGACTGGCATCACCACACCTTTGAATGACGAAGTGGTGGGTGCTGACCCACAAGCCATGCTTAGATGGTCAAACGATGGTGGTTCTACATGGTCTAGCGAGCATTGGACTTCCATCGGCAAGATAGGAAAATACAAGAATCGTGCTATTTGGCGCAGATTGGGTTGGTCTAGAGATAGGGTGTTTGAGGTGGTTGTAAGCGACCCCATCAATGCTGTGATTATCTCGGCTAACCTAAAAGCAACGGCAGGGGAGAACTAATGGCTACTGGCATTTCCAATACCTCGCAGTTAAACCCATATCCTCAGACCGAGTTCTTGGACGGACAGACTAAGCGACCAACAAGGGCTTGGCAACAGTTCTTCCTTAATCTGCTCAACTTCAGTTCAGCGGCTACGGCTACTGCTGGTTCGGCTACCTTGCCTGCAAACCCCGTAGGCTTCATAAACATCACGATAAATGGTGTGCCATACAAAGTGCCATATTACAATGTCTGATATGTCCATAGCCCAATTATTTGCTGAAAGAAAAGGCACATTTGAGTGCGACTTGGGTACTGTTCATCATTTTTCGGATGGACTGTATGCCAAAGAAATGCTAATACCAAAAGGTTATCAAGCGGGTCAACACGCCCACAAGTATTCGCATTTAAGTATTTTGGCAAAAGGTAGCGTCAAAGTCATAACTGATGATGGCGTACAAGAGTTTAAAGCGCCAGCCTGTATAGACATTAAGGCTGGTATTCACCATGTAATTGAGGCTTTAGAAGACTCGGCATGGTTTTGTATTCATGCAACTGATGAGACAGATGTTTCAAAAGTTGATGAAGTATTGATTAAGGAGATTTAATATGCCAGTAGGATATGCAATGGCTGGTGCCAATATAGTTAGCGGAATTATGGGCGCAGATGCGGCCAAAAGCGCGGCTGACACACAAGCACAATCAGCGCGTGAAGCATTAGATTTCCAAAGACAACAGTACAACACTATTCAACAACAGACCACGGGCGGTCGTGCGGCTGGTGCTAATGCGCTAAATACATTGGGTTCATTAGGGTCTGGCACATACCAAATGTATGACGTTAATGGCAATCCTACTGGTGCTGGCATAGGCTCTGGCTATTTAACTCAGCAATACACGCCAGAAGAATTTGCCAAAGGTATAGACCCAGGCTATCAATTCCGTCTGCAACAAGGTCAAGAAGCAACCAACCGCATGGCAAACATGGGCGGTGGAATGATTAGCGGAAACGCCCTAAAAGGCGCTCAAGACTATACTCAAGGGTTAGCATCAACCGAGTTTGGAAATGCGTTTAATCGCTTCCAAACTGGTCGGCAAAACATTTATAACACTTTGGCTGGTATTGCTGGCTTAGGTCAAAACATGACTAACACTAGCGCAACTGCCGCAGGAAATGCCGCCAATACTATTGGCAACACAATCCAAGGTCTAGGTGCGGCACAAGCAAGCGGCACAGTAGGCGCGGCTAACGCTATTTCTGGTGGCATACAGAACGCAGGCAATCAATATTATTTGTCGCAACTATTGGCTAAGAAAAATGCAACAGAAATGCCTGTGCCAAATAGCATTAGTTACAACGCTGGCAATCCTGGCGTCACAGCAAATCAAGGCCCAGCAGATTTTTGGGTATCGTAAGGAATAATCATGGCAGAACCAATAGCACTTGGAGTTAAACCACCAACCCCCATGAGCCTTGGGGACATGATTAACATTGCCCGTGGCGCACAGGCTTACCAACAGGCAGAACAACTTAATCCTTTGACGGCTCAAAAAGCCCAAATGGAGATTGAGCAACTTCAGAAAACTAATCCTCTTGCGGTTAGACAACAAGCGGCTTTGGCTACCACAGCAGAAACTGGGGCAACAAAAAGCCAAGCAGAATTACAGGCTTACTACAAAGACCAAGCGCGTAAAACTTTTGGTGGTTTGTTAACTGATAAAGATTTTGACCCTTTGAATCCAAACCCAGAAGGAATAAAAATCAAACTTCAAGAGGCTGGCGATTATTTAAAAAATGTTTTGGGAGTTCCAGAACACGAAAGCAAAGCACAAGCAAAACTTTTAGAACACATTGATAAACATGGTGTTGCTGGCGCACAAAGAGTAATTCAACAAATTGCAAATGGCGTACAACAAGCAGGAACATCATCTGAGCAGTTTGCACAGGCTAACAGAGCGCCTACCGCTATTGGTACGGGTTCATCAACTATTCTTTATCCAACATCACCATATCAAAAGAACCAAACAGTCGCAGAATTTCAGCAACAACTTGGGCCAAATCAAATATACGAACCAACTGGCAGGGTGGATGCAAACAACGAACCTACTGCTTACATTAAAGATAAATCTGGTCGTATTCTTGGTGAAGTTGCAATTCCCGCTGGTGTACAAACAAATAATGCTGTGAACAAAGCGCCAAACAGATTACCCGCTTATGAAACACCAGACACAGTAGCAAACGCAAGAGCGCAACAGTTATCTGTACAAAAAGCCGCAAGCAATGTACAAACATCGCAATTTAACAACAACAAGATTATTCAACTTGCTGACAAGGCTTTGGTTGGTGTTGGCGCTGAAACATTAAGTAAATTGGGTGGTGGATATGCCGCTTTACCATTTACTACTGACGCAACACAAAACAGACAAATTTTGGGTCATCAATTAGCCCTTGAAACAGCAAATCTTTCTGCTTCTGCTGGTTTAAGTGGTACAGATGCCGCTAGAGGTTTGGCAGAAAAAATGTCTGGTAATACTGAATGGACACCAGAAGCAATTAAACAAACAGCCCGTATGAATCGTGCATTGTCAACGGGTACAGATATGCTTAACAGAGGTATAACTGCGGCTGTTCAAAAGGCTGGAAACAATCCTATTGCCGCAAGAGATTTCCAATCTAAGTGGAGTAACCAAGAACAATTATTGCCAACATTGCAATTCATAGACGCATTACGTAACGCCAAAGATGACCCTGTTGGCGCTAAAGCAATGATTGATTCTATGGGTGGTTATGGCTCTAAAGGTTATAAAGAAATGTTACAACGCGCTGGTAATTTGAATAATTTAATTACGAAAGGCCAGTAATGTCTGGATTTTCTATTGAAGAATTGGATGCGGTAGCCCGTAACATAGGCGGTGCAACTGCGACCCCAAGCGGCAAAAACAAAACACCTTCGCAAGAACCAACCCAAGAAGATTTAGATAAAGCAAGAAGAACAAAGGTTTTAAACCCACAGTTACAACCAGACGCTGAACCAATAGTAACTGCCCCACAGTCTGATTTTTCATTTGATATGAAGAATCTTGACAAGCAAGCATTTCAAATTGCATCTGGCAAGATTGAAACACCCAAAACAGAACCATCTTCTATAACAAAGTTTGGGCAAGGACTAGCCGCTTTAGGTGATGTAACTGTTGGTGGTGTATTGCCTGCTATTGCTGGAACTGTTGCATATCCAATTATGAGGGCTGGTTATGGAATGATGATGCCAGCAGAAGAAGCCGCGCAAAAAGCACAAAAGGTGCAACAGGGTTTAGTTGGTGCAATAGATAAACCATTTGGTAAGGCTTTTGGAGTTACTGAAACTGCTGGTTATAAAGGCGAAGCAACTAACCAGTTAATGAATTTTATTGGTGAAAACGCGTCTAAAGGTGCTGATTGGCTTTCTAAATTTACGGGCGTACCAAAAGGTGACATAGAAAGTTACATGAACACTATTGGAATTGGTGTTGCCCCTACTACTGGAAAACTAATTAAAAAAACTGGTCAGGCTGTTGGTAAAGAAATTGGCTATGTTGGTGAAGCCGCTAAAACTGCTGTTGAACCAATGCAAAAAGCATTTGAAAAAGTCAAAGAAAAATTGCCAACTGTGCGTGTGGAAAAAGCGCCAGACACAATGAAAGGCATGGGCGCGGCAGAAGTCGATGCGGCAAGATTACGCCAAGAGCGTGGCAATGAATTGCTTGTTCCAATGGGTGATGACTTAACTAAAAGTCAAATTACTCGCAATCCAGCAGATGTTACTTTTGAGCGTGAAACGGCAAAAAGCCCAGAACTTGGCGCACCTTTGCAAGACAAATATGCTTTACAAAATGAAAAGTTACAGCGTAATTTACAAGCAGAGGTTGACCAAACTGGTGCTGAAATGGTTGGCATGGATGCGCCTGAGTTTGGCAAAGTGTTGTCACAAACATTTGACACATACAAACAAGGTAGAAAAGCAGAAGTTTCAACTGCTTATAAAGCCGCACAAGACGCTGGTGAAACAGCACAGCCAGTTACATACAAATCAATTACTGATTTAATTACTAAAGAAACTCAAAACAGGCCTACTAAAAAGGCTCAAAACCCTCTTTATTCGATTGTTGAAGAAGAACTTAAAGCAAACGACCCTAACGGCACAGGCATGATTAGCGTTAACGCAATGGAGGACATTCGCAAGTTAATCAATGAAGAAGCAGACCCTTCTAAAAAAGGAACTGTGCGTCTTGCTAAACAATTAAAAGAACAAATAGACGCATCAACTGAAAATGCTGGTGGTGATTTATATAAAGAAGCGCGAGCAAAAAACAGAGAATTTGAGGCTGAGTTTCAAGACCAAACCATTATTCGTGACATAAATAGATTGAAAAAAGGTACAACTGATAGAGTTGTTCCTTTAGAAAATTTAGCCGACAAACTTATTTTTAAAGGTACAGGCGCAGATGTTAAGGCTGTGTTTGCTACTTTGGAAAAAATGGGGCCAGAGGGTCAACAGATAGCAAATGAATTGCGTGGTTATGCGGCAGACAAAATCCGTCAAGAAGCCACAAAAAATGTTGCTAGAGACAAAAACGGCAATCCTTATGTATCTACCGCAGAACTTGATAAACAAATTAAAGCGTTAGATAAAAGCGGTAAATTAGACTTTTTGTTTGGCGCAAAGCAAGCAGAGCGATATAGAACGCTTAATGAATTTACAAAAGATTTACAGACTGTTCCACAAGGAACTGTAAACACTAGCGGAACAACATCGACATTACTTGCCGCTCTTGGTGAAATGGCGGTAACTGGTGCGGCAACAGGCGTACCAGCCCCATTAGCAACAATAGCAACTTATGGCGTAAACAAATATAGAACTAATCAAAAAATAAAGAAAGTTGATGAATATGCCAATCCCAAAGGCACTAAACTTTCTGATATGAAACCCTAAAGGACACATATGGCAGTCAATCTCTCCCCCATCGGTAACGGCTTTCAGTTCTTTACCATTCTTGGACAACCTCTTGCTGGTGGCAAGATATACACCTACCAAGCGGGTTCGTCTACGCCTCTTGCTACTTACACCGATAACACGGGTGCAACGGCTAATGCCAACCCTATCGTATTGGGTACTGATGGCAGACCAACTAGCGAGATATGGCTAACTTACGGCTATAACTACAAGTTCATTCTAAAAACGGCAGACGATACAACCATCCAAACATACGACAATTTGTATGGAATTATTGGTGTACAACCTACTACTGGGGCGACTATTCCTGCTGGCATGATTGCTATGTGGTCTGGCTCTATTGGGTCTATTCCTAGTGGTTGGTATCTGTGTGACGGCTCAAACGGAACGCCTAACCTAACAGACCGATTCATTGTTGGTGCTGGTTCTACTTATGCGGTAAATGGTACGGGCGGTGCTACATCTGTAACGCTTACAACTAATAACTTGCCAGCCCACACGCATACAGCGACTTCTGTGGTGACAGACCCAAGTCACAGCCATGGTTCTACTGTTGGTAGTGGCTTTATTTCTAATGGCGGTAGTGAGCAATTAGCGGGTGGTAATAACCTAAACTTTGGTCGACCATCAACTACTGCAACAGCGTCAACTGGTATCACAGTAGCCACTACCAACGCCTCTACTGGCTCTGGTACATCATTCTCTATTCTTCCTACATACTACGCTCTAGCGTTCATTCAGAAAGCCTAAGATGGAAGATGTAGCAACACGCATAGCAGTTCACGAAGCAAAAGGGCCAGTCTCTTTTGTTGGAAAACCATTCACTAAAGAATTGGTAAGTGAATACATTACTTATGATGCAGAAACTGGTTCTTTTGAACGCTTAAAAACATCTGGTTCACAAAAGGCTGGAAACAAAGTTGGCGTTGTAAATGACAGATATTTAATGGTAAATATTTGTGGAAAACGGCTTAGAGGTCATCAACTTGCTTGGTTTTTAACTTATGGTTATGTACCAAAAACAATAGACCATATCAATGGAAATGGCCTTGATAATCGCTTATGTAATTTGCGTGAAGTAACGCAACAGCAGAATGTTCAAAACATAAGAAAAGCACCAAAACACAACACATCTGGTTTTATGGGTGTTTCATATTACAAGGCTGGTAACAAGTACTCAGCGCATATAAACTTTGACGGAAAAAAGAAACATTTAGGCTATTTCAATGAACCTCAAATTGCTCATCAAGCATATTTGACAGCAAAAAGAAAGTTGCATACATCATGCTCGATATGAAAATGATTAGTGAAACAGAGGCCAAGTTAATGACGCATGAACAAATTTGTGCTGAACGATACAAAAAGATTGAGGACTCATTGAATACGGGCGAAAAGCGCATGACCAAGATTGAATATCTTTTGTATGCGGTGATGGCTTGCGTGTTGTTGGGGCCTGGCGTGGCGGCAACCATAATCCACAAACTATTCGGGGTGTGACATTGACCCTTTCTCCCTTCTTATGCTTGCCCAAGGTGCAGTCTCTGCTATCAAGCAAGGCTGTGCAATGTTGCACGAAGGGCGAATGGAATTGGAAGGCGCTAAGAAAACAGTCGAAGGCGTTATCTCAGATGTCAAAGCGATTAAAGGAATCATTGATTGGTTCATTGGGCTATTTGTTAGCAAACCTACAAAGCCTACCGAAACCAAGCCTGTGGCGCAAAAGAAAGCCAAAGAACAGTCCTACGAAGCCCTTGAACTTGAAACCATCAAGAATGTTGGAATCCAACTTGGCAACTTCTTTGACATACAAGCACAGTTAAAAAACTACTACGCCTCTTTAGAAGCGGAATCAAAGGAACACTATGACCCTAATCAAAACACTTCTAAAAAGGCTATTGAACGCGCCTTGGTTGAACTCCAAATGGAAAACCTTGATGCAGAAATTCGGGAACAAATGACTGTTTATGCGCCTGCTGAACTGAAGGCGATATACAGTAGATTTCTAAAGATGTATGCAAGGATTCAACAAGAACAAGAGTGGGCTAGGTCTGAAGAAGTCAAGAAGTTGCGTCAACAGCGTTGGAAACAAGAGCAAGAAGAAATCTGGTTTATTGAAGTAACAAGTGGAGTAACTGCCGTGGTATTTATATCTTTACTATTTGGGTGGCTAATGTGGCAACTACGCGCCTTGTCGGGTGGATTCTGACTGCTGTGGCTTTGTGTCTTATTGTTGGTGCAACCTCAATGGCATACATAGAAACTCTGTACATGAAAGCCCAACTCAAACGGGAAATCAAAGAACTTCGTAGATTAAAACAGGAACTGAGGGAAAAATAATGTTACCTTTAATTGCAGGCATCGTAGCCAACTTGATAGACAACGGGATGCACAAAGTTGCTGACCAAGTTATTGAAAAAGGCGTGGATGCCGTACAACAAAAACTAGGCATGGAACTTAAACCCCAAGGCGAAGCCACACCAGAATACAACGCTAAGTTGCAAGAGGAAGCCAATCGCCATTCTGAGTTTATGGCTGAACTTGACGAGAAATCAACCCAACGGGCAACGGATATGTATATGCACGATGAAAGCACCCGTAAGTTCACCCAATACTATGCTTGGTTCTTGACTGTTGTTTCGTTCCTTTATTTCTTTTTAGTGTCGTTCATGCCTGTGGACAACCACAATCGTGACTTCATCAACATTATTTTGGGTTTTCTGATTGGTACTGCGGTTAACTCTTTAATCCGTTTCTTCTACGGCTCAAGCAACAAGAGCCAAGAGGCGGTCGACCAGAAGATGAAGGAACAAGATAAATGACACCTACCATTCCACTACTGGTGGCGGCTGGTGTTAAAGACCCCGCCAAATGGTTAGATGCGGTTATAGAGACTTGTGCAGAGTTTGAGATAAACACGCCCCAAAGGGTTGCCGCTTTCCTCGCACAGACCTCCCACGAATCTGGTGGCTACACGATGCTATCGGAGAATTTGAACTACAAAGCCGCTACGCTTGCCGCTTGTTGGCCAAACCGCTTTGCCGTGATGGGTGCAGATAAGAAACCTAAGAAAGACGAGAAGGGTAAGTTAATCCCTACTGCTGTGGCTAACGCTATCGCTGGCAAGCCTGAGTTAATCGCTAATATGGTTTACTCGGCTCGCATGGGGAACGGGCCTGCCGAGTCTGGTGAAGGGTGGGCATACCGAGGCAGAGGATTGAAACAACTAACAGGCAAATTTAATTATGAGAAATGTGGGCGTGACTTGGGTATTGATTTTGTGGGTAATCCTGATTTACTTACTGAACCTAGTTATGCCGCAAGAAGTGCAGGATGGTTTTGGAAGTCGAATTCACTATCAACATACGCTGACAAGGGTGACCTCGAAGGTATGACCAAGAAGATAAATGGCGGTCTAATTGGCTATGCCGAACGCAAAGCCAAGTACGACAAGATAATGGCGGTTATTTAATCTTTTTCCCAAGAGCAATAAAGCACAGCGATTATCACGCCCACTCCGATGCAAACGCCAAGCATAAGCAAGGCAAATAAAGTTAGTATGCTTTCTATCATGCTTGTCCCCTTGCTTTTCGCTCTAGTTTTACGCCTTCTTTGAATCCTGCTGATTCACCTATTGAATAACCATTTTGAAATGCTTTTTCTTCTACCAGTTTGGCAAAGGCTTCAAGTGCTTCATAAGTCCAAAGTCGGTAACCTTCTTCACTTGTTTCTAAATTTTTCCCAACCTGTCTAGCCATCTCAATGATTTCATCTTGTGTCATAGTTTTGCATAGTTCCTTTTAGATGGTTTGATATTTTTAGCCAAGGCATAAACATAAAACTGTTTAGGTTTTACAGTACGTTTAGCCATTTCTCGCTCTGCTGTTAGTGCTTGTTGGCTCTTGGAGAAATCCCAAAACTTTGGGTAATAGGTTGCAAAGAAATCAGGGTGAAATGCGTTCATGTTTTACTTTCTAATTTAGCCAATCGGTCACCCAGTTCGCGTATCAACATACGCGCTAGGGCTAGTTCTTCCATGATTGATTGGTATTTATCCATTTGACGGATGCTTTCTTTTCTTACAGAACTTTGTTCCATAGCGCTAAATACTTCCCGTTCTTCTGGTGTTTCAAACATAGTGCCTCCAAAAATAGTAGATAAATACCGCAAGGGTTATTTGCGCCATGAGAATAGCAAAGTCTGTAATGTGTGTCATTAAAAGTCTATGTCGTCATCTTTAGGCTTTGGCGCGTTCATGTACGCCCAACCCGACCAGCCGCCCTCTACGATGGGCATACAGTCAAACTTCAGCATTGGGCCGTTCTTTGTCTCGATAACCGAGCCGATACGCTGATAACGATTCTTTTCTTGTCCGTCTTTGTTGGTGTATTTGCCTGTGATGACGCTGACTTCGTATTGTGTTTTAGACATTGTTTACTTTCAAATTGTTTAACTTACTTACTTTTGTATCCAACTCCGCTAGGAACTGGGTAACTTCTTTCTCCAACATTGCTACATATTCGGGGTCAAATTCAACCCTTTTAACAAACAACTGAAGGTCTTGCGGCAGTCTTGGGTCAAAGGACACAAAGTCGCACCATTGGCGCTCACAGCAACGCATCTGCCATTGCATCTGGGTTATGTACTTGGTTGGAACAGATTGAGTTAACAGCGTGTCAATGTGGGTGGCGGTATTGGGACACTTAATCTCCAACATACCAAACAAACCCACCAAGCCATCAGGACTAGCGCCAGCCTTGTCAATCTTTGGGTGCTGTACAAATCCTGTTTCCTCAACCATTAGGTCGGCATGGGCTTCATAAGCGCTTCTGGCTAAAGGCTCAGTATCCGTTCCGTGTTGCATGGCGGCATTTGTAAACGACTCCCCTTGCTGACCAGTTAACCTTTCGCAGACTAATTGAGCCATGTAGTTATCACGACTAGCAGAGTAACCAGTCTTGGTCTTGGCAATAACATCTGCCACCCGACTAGCGGTGACTTTGCCTAATCTGGCGGCAAACCATTCGGGGCTTTTTTGGATTACATCATGCAAATTGTCCATATAACTCTTTCCTTTTTTGTTGGTAAATATTGCTTGCATCTTCTGGGTTGTCAAAAGCACCTAAATGGATTTGTTTGCCTTTATAAGAAATCCTTGCGGAAAAACTGCCAGAACAATTAGAACGAACACCCATAGGTAATTCAATTCTGCGTTTTCTAAACTTGTGATTCCAGGCGTTTTCCATAATGGTGGCTTTTCTAAGGTTTTCTGGTCTGTCATCTAGAGAATTGCCATTGATGTGGTCAAGGCATGGTTTAGGCCATTCGCCATGCGTTAAGAAATACACAAGATGCCCTCTTTTGTATTTTTTGCCGTTTATTTGAATAACCCAATAAGATTTATTTCTTTTTGTAGGTTGTGGGTTTCCAGCAAGTTTGCCAATTAAGTCATTGTGGTGTTTACTTGGTTTGACCCAAAAAAACTCGCCAGTAACTTTATTGAAACTAAGCAATTCAAGTATTTCTTGCTGTTCCATTATTCTTCCCTCGCTTTTAGCATTCCGTTTGCGTATTTATAAGATTGTTCGCAAACATATTCGTAATCAGTTTGACCCTTTTTATGCCAAGCATTTTGAGCAAGCATCGCCATTTCTTTGTTTGATGACAAACCAGACAAAATGCCTTGCATAGCCTTTGCCGCAAAGTAATCAAGCAAAGTCATACCTCTATGCAAACTTCCATCTTCACGCGGAAATGCTGATATATCTTTCATTTAAGTTTCCTTTTCATTAAATCTTTTGCACCAGTAACCGCCTCAAGCCATTCTTTGTCTGTGCCTGCGGCTTTGTAGGCTTCTTTAAAACGTGTCTGAAGTTCCTCAACATTGGTTGATTCGCTAATAGCGGTGATGTGGTCTTGCATGGCGTTGTGATTAGCCTTTACTTCTTTGGGCTTTGTAGCCGCGTTGCCATCGTCATCTTCTGGGGCTTGACCAGTAGCCGCCATCAATGACGCTCTACGGATATAGGTTAGACAAGACATAAACCCTTGTGGGTCGTGTTTGGGGGCTGGAAAGAACAACTTACCGCAGTCCAAGCGTTCACCAGATTCATGCAAGAAACTTGTCTCGCAAACTATGCCGTCTGGGTGTTCTGAGGTGGTTTGGAATAGGAATATGCCGTTGGCGTTTAAAGCGCCTATAACGGATTCAACGCAAGATGCTAGGTCTACATACTTGCTACGGAAATGAGGGTTTGTAGAGGTCTTTAAAGCAGGCGCAAACTCCTTCTGCGCTTTGACCAATGCTGTGGCAATGTTTTTCATTTATTTTCCAATCGTAATAACAGCCAAGAGAAAGCCTGCACCAAAGGCAAGCGCGATATATGTCCAGAACTCAGCGTCAGGTGAGAACGCCTGCTGTTCCTCAAACCACATCCATTTATTGCGTTTCTCAATAGCGGTGGTGTTTTCTGGAAATGCCTCATCTAGAGTGCGTGGGTAGGTGCGTGTGGTTTCGTTCATGCTAGTTCCTTTTTAGACTCATAACGAGCGATAGCGTAGTCAAGTTTGTCGTTGTAAATTTGTTCTTCTACGGCTTTGGCGTACTGGCGCTCAAAGTCTTGGATAACCTTGTCGCGTAGCATTTCGCTTATCTCAATACCACCGACATAAGCAAACATGAGGTTTTGGGAGTATGGGTCAAAGAAGCAATCCACATCAATGATGTAGTCGTAATCGCAGACCATGCGTTCACAGTCGGTGTGTTCTTGTGCGTAGTTCATGTTGTCTCCTTAATAATCTTGACCAGCGCGAGCGGGTTGTGCGCCCAAAAACTGTGAGTTGAATGGGGCGTTGTGTTTCCATGCCACATTCTTTTGCGTACTGGCAAACTCAGAAACAGTAACCAGTTTTACCAAACCTTTTTCCAAGCGGTTAAGGTAACGCGCATTGTGGATAAATGCAGAGGCTTGTTTAAATGTGAGGGGGATAGTCAGTTCTGACCAAGTGTTGTCGTAATCGCTAAGAGCGATAACTAACCATTCTTTTTTCCATGATGTGCTTTTCATACTGTTTCCTTAAAAGACCGCTTGCTATTTGCTACGGCATGGATGTGACTGTACATCAAATTTTGATAAAGTCAACAACTTGTTGAAAATAAATTCACAAAATGTTGACTTTCTGCAAAATGTTGCTAAGATACAACTATGAACACAGAACAACTTAACGCTGATAGAGAGTTAATTAAGCAACTTGGTGGGGCTACCGCCTTAGCCAATAGGCTTGGTTTTGCTTCTAAACAAAGAGTACATAACTGGTTGTATAGGGGAATACCCCCATCAATAAAGTTGGCGTATCCAAAACTTTTTCTTAAAAAGGCAAAAAAATGATTCCATTGTGTCGTTTTTGCAACACAGAAATAGTTGGTAGGCATCATTTGGCAAAAGTTTGTTTTCCTTGTAGTGACCATAGTACCGATAAAGTTGGGGTTATATCCGCTATAAAAGCCGTTAAAAAGGCTGTTAAAGATGGATTGCTTGCGCCTGTGAAAACGCTATTTTGTGTAGATTGTGGAAAGCCTGCTGAGTGCTATGACCATCGTGATTACAACAAGCCGATTGATGTAGTTCCTGTATGTCGTAAGTGCAATTTCCGTAGAGGTTCTGCAATTTCTTTGAGTCAACAAAATTGATATATACTTTGCAAAACGCTTGGCGGCGTTACTCGTAGTAGGGTTACACATGAAGTCTGCTGGTACTACGCCAGTCCGCCAACACCGAAAGGTGAGACTTCAGGTGTAGCCCTTTTTTTTGGGCAAAAAATGAGAATCAAGAACTATAAAAAGTTTCAGCATTTCAAGGATAGGAAACCACCTTGGGTGAAGTTGTATCGTGACATTTTGGATGACTTGGAATGGCATGAACTTGACCCAAAGGCATCAAAAGTCTTGGTAATGCTGTGGTTAATTGCCAGCGAAGATGAAGGCAATATCCCACCCATCAAACAACTTGCTTTTCGGCTAAGAATGTCAGAAAAGGATACGGAAGTATGCATTATCAAGTTGTCTCATTGGCTGGAACAAGACGATATCAATGCGATATCAACACGATATCAAAGTGATAGTGTAGAGACAGAGAGAGAGACAGAGAAAGAGACAGAGGCAGAGTGTATTAGTCCACCTGTCGGTGAACTTCCAAGTTGCAACCATCAGGAAGTTATAAATCTTTATCACAAGCACTTGCCTACGCTTAGACGGGTAGAGGTCTGGAACGAAACCCGTAAGGGCTACTTACGCCAAAGGTGGCGTGAGGTGGCTGATGAACTATCCAAGACTAAGACTGTGGAGGCATCGGACATTCTGGGATGGTTTGCCGAGTTCTTTGACCACATCGGTACATCCAAATTCTTGATGGGCAAAGTCAACAGCAAAGATGGGCGGTCTTTCTATGCCGACCTAGAGTGGATTCTCAAACCAAGCAATTTCGCAAAAATCGTAGAGGGAAAATATCATGGCTCTAACTAATTTCAAAAGCAATGTAAAACAAGAATCAGAGTTTGACGAAGTTCAACGTCTGATGTGTTCCGTGTCTGGTTGCCCAAATCGTTGGACAGTTCACATTAGCGGTGACAAGCCCAAATGTTCCAAGCACCAATGGGAAAAGAACCCAAGCGACTACAAGCGCCCTACCCATTTCAAGCCAGTTACTCAGACTGTTCAGCAATGGTATGAGAAGGAAAACTTTTGATGCTTTACCAAAATGATTTATTTGAAGAAGAAATTGTTTTTGAAACAAGCGAAATAACAAAAGAAAACAAATTTCCAATAGCGCCTGCAACCGACTATGAGGCTTTGGCTGATTTTGCTGAATTACAAAAATTTAATCCTAATTCAATTTTAAGAAGTGGCGATTGGTTTTCTAGGTCAGAGTTTGACGAAAGTCACAAAAAGCCCATTTACATTGATACCAGCAGAATTGGATTGGTTGCTTCTGATAGACACCATTGGGCGGCAAGAATGGCTTGTGATTCACTAACATCACCATCACCTATTCGCTCTTGGTATCAAACCAAACATCGTGAAACTCTGGAAAACAGCAAGTTTTACGAAAACAGCCCTAAAACAGCGTTGGCTCTTAGAAAATACATTGCTTCACAGTTTCGCCCAACAGCCGCCCTAGCAGTCTACAAATTGTTTAATGCAACAAATGTGTATGACCCTTGTGGCGGCTGGGGAGACAGAATGGTGGCGGCTATGGCTTCCAACCTTTCCTACCATTGCAGAGATGTAAACCCATTGGTGCTTGCTGGTTACGCCTCAATGCAATATATGTATGGCGGTAATGTTTCTTTTGAATACCAGCAATCAGAGTTAAATGCGCCAGATGGCACTTATGACCTTGTGTTTACTTCTCCACCTTATTGGAAAGTTGAAAAATACCAAGGCGAACTATCATCTTTTAAGAAGTACCCAAAGTTTGAAGATTGGTTAGAAAACTTTCTTTTTGCCATGCTGGATAAC